TGAAAGGGGCGAGCAGCCCCTTTCTCGTGGATCCAGCGCGTCGAAATCGCTGGTGGTTTTCTGGTTCTCTTTTGACACCAAAAGAGAACATAGCCCTACGCTTTCAGCGTTTCGGTACACCTCCACTCACTCTTCCGCCCTCGCTGCTGCTCAGCGTCATGGCGATGCTCCGCACCGCGATCTGTCCTTTTCCGGTCAGGCGCAGCCGCATGGTGTCGTGCCGGGTCGGGACAAAGGGCAGGTTCACCTGCACCCGCCTGTCCCGGGTGTCCACCCGGCCCTTTTCTTCCCACTCGCCGCCGTCGAAGCTGGCCCACAGCGTCACCACGGTCCGCTCCATGGCGTCCAGCCGCACCGTCACCCGGCTGCAATACTTGTCGTCCGGATCTCCGAGTCCGATGTCGCCGGTCACGGCCTCGTATTCCACCGTGTCTTCTTCGCCGCCGGCTTCCCGGCTCCCGTCTGCGGCCCAGATGGCCTCTTTGTCCCAGAGGTAGAGCTGCCGCCCGGTGCTGCACATGGCCCAGCCGGTGGCGTCCTCCTCGTGCCAGAGTCCCTTTTCTGTGTCGTACACCAGCAGCCGCTGCCCGCCGGGGCTCTCGGTGTGCAGGTAGTACCGCCCCACCAGCCCGCCGGCGGCCGCCCTTGTCACCCGGCTCATGGCCGTCTCGTCCAGCGAGGCCGACACCTTGGTGGGCAGGCTGCCGTCCCACGCCATCACCCCGTCCATCGAGAGGTAGTACAGCGTCTCGTTGATGACGCAGAGGCTCTGGTGGGCGCCCTTGGCCACGCCCGAGCACTGGATGCTGCTCATCTGGTAGTCGCTGGGTTTGGTGCCGTACAGCTTGTGTAAGCCGTTCTCCTTGAAGAAAAGCACGTATCCCATGCAGGTAGCCGCGCCGGTAAAGGCTCCGTCGCTGCCCACGGTCACGGCGTAGCTGTCTGCCGCCGTGCCGCGGTAGGAGAACCAGTTGGTGGCGTCGCCCAGCTTGCAGGCATAGATGACGTTCTCGGTGCTCGAGCAGCCCCAGACACGGTTGTTGTGCTCCGTCAGCCAGTCCAGATCCGGCACCCGCCGCTGGGCCGTCACGTCCGGGAAAGGCCCGTCGAAGGTCTGGGTGGTCTTGCCGTCCATGGCCGTCCACACCACGCTCTGGCCCGTCACCACACAGGTGCCGTAGTACAAAACGCTCTCGATGTCCGGCGCAATGGAGAGGATCACTGAGTCCCCGGCCACGTCGTCCACCGCCACATCCCCGCCGAAATCGGCAGAATAGGCGTTCTTCACCACGCTGGGGATGCCCGTCAGGGTCACAGTGTCCCCAGCCTTGAAGGCTTTGCCCAGCCCCTCGCAGGTCACGCGGCAGTAGTTCAGCAGGATGTTCTGCCACCCGCCCGCCGTGCTGTAGAGCTTCAGGGCGTCGCGGTAGCTCCACGGGGCATCCTCGGCCTGCTTGAGCCAGACGTCGCCGTTCTCGGGGTTTTCCGGCTCGGTCGCGCCGAATTTGTTCGGCGTGTACACCACGCCCGCAGCGTCGCAGGGGGTCACGGTCAGGCTTCTGCCTCCCTGCTGCCAGCCGGACCCCAGCGCGCTCAGTGTCCCCGCTGCGGTGTCAAAGGACATCTTGTCCGGCCAGATGAGCACCTTGGTCCCCATGCCCACCATCTTCTTCTCGCCGTCCGTCAGGGCGTTCTCCAGCTCCACGGCGGCGCTGCCGTCGTCCGGGGCATACCGCAGGGTCGTGCCTTCCACGGTCAAAAGGCCGTTCAGGTGGTACATCCCGTTCATCCTGGCTGCGTCCCGCACCTTCCGCCGGGGCTTGCGGGTCTCGAGGGCCGGGTATCCCCGCGAAGAAAAGTTCTTCTCCTTGCTCAGTTCTGCCTCGCTGCACGCATACCCCTCGTTCAGCCCGCCAAATACCCGCAGCAGCTGCCGCTGGCTGTTGATTTGATTCAGACTTGTGCTTATCATTTCATCCTCCTTCCGGGTTCTCGTTCTTATTCCAATCGGAGAAACGAGAAAAAAGCGCAACAGCTACGACCGCCGCCTGCGGCGGATACAGGGAGTAGCTGTTGGGGCCGCGGTCAGCAGGATACGAGTGCCACTCAAGGCACGAAGTGGTCGCTGGGCACCGCAACCCGTCTTAGCGCAGCGGCTAGCTTTTTTCCGTTTCGACTTCTCCTTTGGGGTCTGAAAGGGGCGAGCAGCCCCTTTCCCGTGCCTCCCGCGCTTCGGAAGTAGCGGGTGCTTTTCTGGTTCTCTTTTGGCACGCAAAAGAGAACATATCTCACGTTAAAAGTTTCCCGCCGCCTACCGGCATATAATTCCGCCTCACCCACGCCGCAAACTCCTGCACATAGCTCGTGTAGAGCTGCAATTCGTTCGCCGCCCGGGCCGTCTCGCCGAGGGCGAGGTCCATCTGCGCCGCCAGCCAGTGGGGGTAGAGCGCTTCCGCTGCGTTGTCTGCCAGCAGCGGCGTGTCGTATTCCAGCCCTTCCGCCCACAAAATATCCGCGCCGCGTCCCTCGAAGTCGCTGCCGGTGTCGCTGCGCTCCACCACGCTCCGCCGCAGGCCGCTGTCAGCCTGCCGCAGCCACAGCTGCTTCATCTCGTCCGAAAAGCTGTTGTTCGGCCTCAGCTCGTCGGCCATCTTTATCGCTTCGCCTGCTGTCATGCTCTAAATCCTCCCTTTCTGTTTCCCCCGAAGAACAACCTCTCAGTCTCGCTTCGCTCGACAGCTCCCCTACCGAGGGGAGCCTCTGGCGAAAAGGGAAAGCTTTGCGGAATGTCAAGGCCTCTCCTCGATAGGAGCAACAACGACGACCGCCGCCAGTGGCGGAAACAGGGAGTCGCTGTTGGGGCCGCGGCCAGCAAGACGCAAGCAAAGCGCTGCGGATGCTGGGTGCCGCAACCCGGGCAGTGGCATCGCGCAAGCAATGACGGAGAGGTTATCCCCTAAGCCAAAGAGACCCGGCACAGCGCCGTGCCTTTGCTGTACCGGGTCTCTTATCAAATGGTCATCATCTGCGTACCGGCCGCCGCCTGCATGGCCTGACTCTTCCGGGCCGCCTCGGCGTCCTGCTTGATGCTGTGCTCCAGCACCTCAGCCACAGCCTTCGGCACCTTCACGTCGATGCCGCGCTGGATGAGGTAGCTGTCGCCGTTGACGCCCACGAACACCGGCGCCGCGTAGCGGTCGTCGTCCTTAAACAGGTGGATGGTCACCATGCCGTCGTCCTTCTCTTCGGCCTTTGCCTCGGCCATCGCCTCGGTCTTTGCCTCGGTCTTTGCCTCGGCCTTTTCCACGGCATCCGCCGCGTTCTCCACGGCATCCGCCGCAGCAGTCTCTTTCTTAGTCGCCATAGTATCCTTCTTTCTGCCCTCTGTCGCAGGGCTATTCCTTTTGCGCTATAGCCTCTCCCTTTGGGAGAGGTGTCACCGTAGGTGACGGAGAGGGCAAGCCCGTTGCGATAGCGCTATCATGCGTCGATAAGCAGGCTCTTTGTCAGAGCCATACTATCCGCCGCGTCCATGCCTATCTGTCAGCATCCTTGCCCTCTCAGGCCACTTCGTGTCCAGCTCTCCCAAAGGGAGAGCCATCAGAGGTGTGTTAGTTCGCCTTCGCCTTCGCGCTGTACTTCGGGCTGACGCTCTCGATGCGCACCATGTACTGCTCACACAGGCGCTCTGCGGTCTTGATGGCCTTCCAACCCACGGACGCGCGCTGGTTCAGCGGGTCTTCGCCCGCGCCCAGCTGCTTGACGATGTGCTGCAGGCCGCCGCCCTCCACCTCGGTCACGGCGTAGGCGTGAGCCGCCAGCACCAGCGTACCGAACACGGCCAGACCGCTCGGGCAGCCGTCGCCGGTCCAAATCTTCGCCTCGCTGGTCTCGATGAAGCGCACACCGGCCAGCTTGCCGATCTCGCCGTTGTAGATGTTCTCGGGGTTAGAATACTTGTGGACATCGATCCACTCCGGGTTCCGGCGCAGATCATAGGCCACATAGGGGTGGACGATGGCCACATAGCTCTCGCCGATGGCGTCGGCATTCTGGGCCTTCAGGGCAGTGGCCGCCTGGTCGATGAGGTCGGGCGTCAGCACGCTGGCAGTGGTCAGGTTGGCGCGGCTGGTCACGGCAGTGTCGCCCGCCGGCGCGTAGATGACGTTGGTGCCGCCCGCCAGCACCTCGCGGGTCACGGTGTCCAGCGTGCGGCCCGCCTGAGATGCCAGTACCTTGGTGGCCTGGGTGATGTTGTTGTCGATGGCGGTCAGCTGCAGCACGTCGGTGATGGCTGCCCAGCCGCCGTACTGCTTCACGGTGGCGGTCATAGGGGTGACGGTCAGGGCCTGAGCATTGGGGGTCACGCCCTCGGTCAGCGGCTCGGTGGCCTTGGGCAGGCTCTCGTACTTGCGGAACTCGATGGTCTTGCCGTTGTTGGCCGGGATGGGGTACTTGTCGCCGAACTGGTCATGCACCAGCAGCGGCTCTGCCTGGTCCAGCAGACGCTTCTCGTAGTAGGTCTTCATCTCGGCGCTCATGCCGGTCGCGCCGGTGTGGTTTGCAGGCTGCGCAAACAGCTGCAGATTCATGTGGTTCTTCATGTTTCTTACTCCCTTCGTTTACTTTTGTGCTTTATTGAGAGCCGCCATTTCCTTTGAGAAAGGCTCTCCTTTCTAGGAGAGCTGCTTTGCAGCGCCGCCGTCAGGCGGACTGCAAAGCTGAGAGGTTTTCTTCCGGGCAGCGGCAGCTTTCGCTTAAAAAGTGATGATCTGTCCCCGCATGGCGCGGCGCTCCAGCTCTTCGCACTGCTGGGGCGTCAGCTTGGAGACGTCGGTCTTCAGCACCGCCGCACCGCCGGGGTTGGTGCCGTTCTCGCTGGGCCGTGCGCCCCGCTGGCGGATCCGGGCCTCCACGCCCTTCTCCACGGTCTTGGCCGTCTGGGTGGTGCGCCGGGCCATGATGTCGTCAAAGTAGCGGGCCTTGTAAGCGTCCTCCATCTTCACGCCCAGCTTGAGCATCTGGGCAAAATCCGGGTCGGCCAGCGCCGTCTTGATGTCAAAGCCCGGGTCCTCGGCCCGGATGCGCTCCGCAGCGGCGTCCCACTCCTGCTGGATGGCTTCCATCTTTGCGGCCTCCGCCCTCTGCTGCTCTGCGGCGCGGTGCTTGGCGTTCTCGCTTTCCAGCGCGTCCATCTCCTTGGCCAGCTGGACGCTGATGCCCTTCTTCATGGCCATGTCTTCGTAGTAGGCGTCATCCTTCACGACGCCGCCCTCCACCGCAGCGGCCAGTGCCTCGTAGTCGCCGGGAGCAGTGCCGTACTTCTGGCCCAGCGCGTTCAGGATACGCCCCACCGGCCCCTGCTCGTTCAGGATGCTGTCGTAGGCCTTCTGGGTGGCCTGCACGATCATCTCGCCAAACTCCCGGTTGTACTCGCCCCGCATCAGTTCGCCGAAGGCTTTCCGGTGCGCCTCCGGGTCGGTGCTGCTCTTGTCTGCCGCGCCGTCCTGTTTCTCGCCTTCAGCAGCATCTTCCTCCGCGCCCGGCTCTTCCGCCGGGCTCAGCATCTCATCCACCTCAGCGGCAGCAGCCTCCCGGCCTTTGCCCTGGGCGGGAGCAGACGCCGCCTTTTCTTCCGCCGCAGCTTCGCCGATGCCTTCTGCTGCACCGGCACCGTCTCCGCCTTCCGCAAACAGCTGCAAATCAAAAGGCTCCCCCGGGTTGCGGCTCCCGGCGTCTGCTGCGCTCCGCTTGCATCCTGCCGGCCGCGGCCCCAACAGCTCCTCCCTGCTTCTGCCGCAGGCAGCGGTCGTCGCCGTTGCCGCAAACAGCTGCAAATCCACCGCCGGGCTGCATTTGCAGCTCTCCTTGAAGCTCACATTCTCCGGGTACTGCTCTGCCAGCAGAGTCAGACCGTCGGCCACAAGCTCAAACTTGTCCCGCATGAGGACGCTGTCGCCTGCCTTTACGCTCACCACCGGGCCGTCCTTGCCCTGATAGATGCAGCTCGAGGTGTGTTCGTCCTCCGCAGCGCTGTACGCCAGCGTCTGCATCAGGCAGCTCACCGCAGCACATACGATGTCCTGCCCCGCCGGGGCATATCCCGCGTGGCCCTCGGCCCTCATCGTCAACTTCCCGCCCTCCGGGTCTGCCACATAAATAATTTTGATCATGTAGAACCTCCTCACTTATTCGGGTTGTTGATGTTCATCGCCCTCTCGGCTGCCTTGGTGGCCAGCGGGTTGGTCCCGCCGCCCACCTGTCCGCCCAGAGAGTTGGTCACCGTTTTTGCGCCGGCCTCTCCGCCGCCGCCTCCGCCGGTCATGGCAGCGGCAGCGGCCCCGGCCTGCTCGCTCAGGTTGGATCCGTTCTGCTGGTCGATGACTGCCGCCATCTGCTGGATCTGTGCCATCGCCTGTTGCAGCTGCTGGTACAGGGTGCCGTTCTCGGCCACCCGCTGGCGCACCTTCTCGATGCCCTCGAAGTCCATCATGTCCAGACACGCCAGTGCAGCGTCCGCGTTGGCCGGAGCAAAGAATCCCAGCTGGTAGCACTCCTTCGCCGTCTCGTTCTGGCTAAGGCGGCTGAAGGTGCTCTTCTTGGCTGCGCTCACCGTGATGTCGAACACCGGCTCATGGGCGCCCAGCTCCACGCCGCCCACGCTCTCCACCGGCTGCGGCCGCAGCATCTGTCCGGAGAACTCCCGGTACTCCGTGCCGCCCTGCTGGCCGGTGATGCGGTAGACGCGGCTCTCGTCGTAGAACTGCCGCATCAGGTCGATGATGAAGTAGCATTCTTTTGCAAAGGAGCGGTAAGAGCTCTTCAGCATGTCCCGGCTGAGCTTCGAGCCTGCTTCCTGTAAGGCCGCAATGGCCGAGGCCGCCGTCAGGCCGCTGGTCGTGCCGCCCTGGTTCACGTCCCGGTTGCCGCTGTTCTCCTTCAGCTCGGCCACGCGGTTCTGCTGGTAGGCGATGGTGTTGGAGGGCAGCGGAGCCGTCTCCAGCTCCATAAAGCCCCGCTCGTCCAGCCGTCCCGTGATATGTACCACGTCCTTCGCCGTGTCCAGCAGCTCGTCCTCGTTCACGCCCGCCGTGTCCGAGATAAGGTAGCGTTTCTTGGCCGCTGCCAGCGTGTTCTCGTCCATGGCCTGGGTCATCCGGTCGATGGCGTCCTGGGTGTCCTTCATCACGTCGATGTACCCGAAGCCCGCCGGGCTGTTCTCTTCCACAAAGAGCGGGTCGAACACAAAGGGGTATTTTCCGTGGTCGTAGAAGCCCGTCTCGGCCATCGCCGGGTCGTTCTCGCTGGCGTAGAGCACCACGCCGTTGCAGAACTTGCAGTAATGCACCACGGTCTGACTGCCGGGCTTCTCCCGCTTGTAGTACCAGTCCACCACCACGCTCTTTTCGCTGGTGTCGATGTTCTGGTCGCTGACGTACTGCCCCACGGTGATGCCGCTGCTGCCCGCCTTGCCCTCAAGCTGAGGCCACCGGGCCGCCAGACGGTCGTTGTCGGCCAGCGCCAGCGAGAAGAAGTTGGCCGAGTCCTGGATGTCCTCCACGCCCGGCTCCCAGTAGAGCATCAGAAGATCCATGCTCCGGATGGCGATGTCCCCAAGGCCCTCCCGCAGCGCCGGGTCCCAGAAGATGCCCTTCACGCCGGTACCCTGCTTGAGCTTGCGCCACCAGGTGTCGCTGTATACGCTCTCGTAGTCCGCCTGTTCCAGCACCACCGGCAGAATGTCGGAGAGGAGCTTCGCCGTCTCCTCGTCGTCCTGCGCTCTCGGCAGCACGTTGGGCTCCGGGTAGTTGTCCATGGCGTCGGCGTGCTTGTTTGCAATGGAGTTGAACAGCCACCCCGTGCTGGGGGCGCGCTTGCCCTCCATCACCCGGTTGCCGTACTGCTTCCAGTGGCCCAGCTTGTACCATTCCTCGTTGTCGATGATCCGCTTGTCGAGGCTGGCCTTGGCCGACTTGTACTTCTCCAGCACAGCCATCGCCTCGCTGATCTCCTTCTCGCCGATGGGCTGCTCACCATCCAGCACCCCGGCCAGACTGGCTCCTTCTGTCTGCGCCTGCGGCTCGTTGTCGGCGGCCGCCGCCATCATATCTGTTTCTCTTTCGTTCAACTATTCTCACCTTCTAAAGCCTGAAATCCTCGGAAAAGCCGTAAATCGGAGAAACGAGAAAAAAAGCGTTTAGCGAAGCGGCTAGCTTTTTTCCGTTTCGACTTCTTCTTTGGGGTTACTAGGGGCGAGCAGCCCCTAGTTCGTGCCTCCCGCGCCTCGAAAGTAGCGGGCGCTTTTCTGGTTCTCTTTTGGCGCGCAAAAGAGAACATATCCCCCGTCAAATCCTCATAAACCTCGTCTTGTCCTTCCTCGGGTCCATATCCAGCGGGTCGTCCAGCATGGGCGGCGGCTGGGTGTGCTTTGCGGCGCTGATGGGGTTCTCCATCAGCACATACCGGCACTCGTCGTAGATGTGATCCTCCTGCGTGGTGTCGATGTCCTCCACATTGCTCTCGTCATAGACGAGGTTCGGGATGGTGCGGATGAAGTGCTTGCAGGTGTTGAAGACCTGCAGCATCGGCCTTCCGTCTTCGCCGAAAGCCAGCCGATAGTGAAACTGCATCTTTCCCGCCAGACGGGTGTGGTCGCCGGGCATCCAGTGCAGGAAATTCGGGCTCTTTTCCTGCATGTCCGCGATGCTCTCGCCCCGGCTCTCGTCGAAGATGGCCGGGTCGGCCACGCCCAGGATGACCCGGCCTTTCAGCAGCGGGTCGTTCTGCTCCGCTTCCCGGATCATCCGTGCCTGCTCCATCGGGTCCTTTCTCAGGCCCTCGTTGGGCGTTCCGGTGCAGCCGTAAAGCTCCTTGATGCGGTAGAGCCGCCCGCGCTCGTCCGCTGCATACCACCCCACCGAAAACGGCTTCGAGAAACCAAAGTCGTATCCCCGCCATATCTTCCAGTGCTCCGGGATGGGGAACGGTTCGATGACGTGGGTCCAGCGCTGGTCTTCATAGTGGTTCGGGTCGTTCCGCCACTCGGTGAACACCTGTCCCGAAAAGCTGTCCCAGTTTCCGTAGAGCAGCGCCTGCTTCTCGGCCTCCGGCAGCGAGGCCAGTGTGCCGATGTAGCCCGGGTCGTTTTCCAGCAGCGCCGGATTGTCAAAGACGGTGGACGGGATAAAGATGCGGGTGCGCCGCCGGGTGATCTCTTTCCCTTCCGGCGCTTTTACCTTCACCAGCTGCACTATCCGCGTCCCGGCCGGCGCCGGGCTGATAAACCGTGCCTTCACCCAGCCATGCCCTACGCCGCCGGGGTTTGCCGTGGCCCGGATGTACACCCGGGTGCCGGGGCCGGAAGGGCGGTTGCGGCTCATGACATAGCTGTATTCGTCCCAGGTAAAGTGGGTCAGCTCGTCCACACCGATAAAGTCGAAGGCTTTGCCCTGATAGTTGTACTTGTCCTGTGTGTGGTTCAGGCTGCCGAAATAGATCTTCGCCCCGCTGGGGAAGGTCCAGCAGTGGCTCC